ATCCTACCTACTGGCAACGAGCTAGTGAAGTCGGATCAGCATTACTGCTTGGTGATAGATGGGGACGGCATTAGTCAGCCTGTCGTGATCGACATGAAGTCTACGCAGTTGAAGGTCAGCCGTCGTTGGAAGACCCAGATTGCTATGCAGAAGATCAAGCACCCTACGTCAGGGAAAATGATCACACCACCCTTGTTCGCAACGCAGTGGAAGTTTACCACTGTCGAAGAGAGCAATGACCAAGGTTCGTGGTTTAACTACTCTATTGAGAAGCTCGGTCTGATCGAAGACCGTGACCTCATGCTCGAAGCCAAAGCGTTCAGAGATAGCGTGGCAGCGGGTGAAGCAAAAGCTGTGTCGGAGGAGGGGAGCTCCACTCCCGCCGCCACTAAACCTTTGGACGATGACATCCCGTTCTAGGTAGCAGCTTTAGGGGGGACACATGTCCCAATCAAGTGTCCCCCTTTTTTCACCAACAAGGAGCAGAAGATGTCACAAGCAAGCAGGTTGCTGGCCACCTTTGCGGGGGCGGGTAATGCACATGGCACAACTATTGTCGGACGGGTAGGCCGTAACGGAAAGGCCGAGTCACAGAGCCGAATAATCCGAGAGCCGTTGACCGAGGCGCTAGTGCAGGCCCACATTGATGGGAAGCAGGGTGTCGGCGCAATTCCTATTACTGATGAGAACAAATGCCAGTTCGGCTGTCTGGACATAGATGTCTACGATCTAAACCACGGCGAGCTCCAGGCTAAGATACAAAAGATGAAGCTACCTTTGATGCACTGCCGGTCCAAGTCGGGCGGTGCCCACCTGTACCTGTTTATGCAGGACTGGGAGACGGCGGCACAAGTTAGAGATTACCTGTCGGAGATGTCGATTGCGCTGGGCTACAGCGGGTGCGAGATATTCCCGAAGCAGGACACGATCATTGCCGAGCGTGGAGATGTGGGCAACTTTATTAACATGCCCTACTTCAACGCCGAGCTACCCCAGAGGTACTGCTTTGACGAGAAAAACGAAGCGATGGAGCTTGATGAGTTCCTTGATGCAGTAGAGAAGGCTAGGATCTCTTTGCCAGAGCTTGAGGGCTTGAAGTTTGCGGGAGAGCGTAAGCATTTCACCGATGGGCCGCCGTGCTTGGAGCATCTGTTTGCCGAGGGTCCGATCAATGAAGAGCGCAACAAGACTATGTTTATGTGTGGCGTCTATGACAAGCTCAAATACAGCGATGACTGGGAAGCGCGTCTCGAGGAAGACAACCGTACTCTCTGCGCGGATCCGCTGCCGTCACATGAAATTCTGAACCTCCGCAAGTCTCTGACCAAGAAGGACTGGGGCTACACATGCAAGGACCAACCGTTCAAGAGTTACTGTGATCCAGTCGTGTGTGCCGTGCGTAAGTTTGGGATAGGCAAGGATGCTCCTGATGCGCCCGAGGTGGGAGGTCTGACGATCATGTTGTCTGAACCCCGTGTCTACTTCATGGACGTAAACGGCGGACGCATTCAACTATCAACCGAGCAGTTGCAGAACCAAGTTCTGTGGCAACGTGCTTGTATGGAGCAGATGAACATCATGCCTCCGACAGTGAAGGCTCAGAAATGGCAGACAATGATCAATCAGTTGATGCAGACAGCCACTTATCTAGAGGTTCCAGAAGAAGCCACCATAAAAGGCCAGTTTAAGGACCACCTCCGCTCGTACTGTACCAGCCAGATCAGGGCCATGGCCCCAGAAGAGATGGATATGGGCAAGCCTTGGACAGACGGGGGCACCACCATGTTTAAGCTGGAAGGTCTGATTGAATACCTGCATCACCGCAGGTTCAAGGTCGAGAACCGAGGCAATCTGATCCAGATGATTCGAGATATGGGTGGCGACTCCTCAAGACAGAATATCCATAAGTCTGACGGGACAAGGACAATCATAAGATGTTGGTGGGTCCCTGCATTTGAAGCCGATAAAATTGAACTACCAATCAAGGAGATGAACGATGACATACCCTTCTAATAGACTCCTGCGAGTAGGAGAAGTTGCCGAGATGTTGGGCGTGTCCAAGTCATACATCTACAAACTGGTGGCTCAGAAGACTGACTTCCCTCAACCGATTGTGCTTGGAGACGAGCACAGCAAGCGGTCATCCAGCCGATGGGTGCTTACCGAGATCGAGGATTGGGTGAACAGCAGGCCAAGGGGGAAAGATCTATGATACCTAATTCAAAACTAATCTTGGGGCCACCGGGCTGTGGCAAAACATATCGCTTGATCCAAGAGATCAAGGGCGCCTTAGAAGCAGGCACACATCCTTCTCGCATCGGGGTAATTTCGTTTACTCGCAAGGCTATAGAAGAGATGGTCACTCGGTCGTGTGCTGAATTATCGTTGGAGCCTACGGACTTTCCATACATGCGGACGAGCCATTCATTTGGGTTCAATGGTCTAGGCTTGCAGTCGCAAGACGTTATGCAGGTCTCGGATTATCAAGAGGTTGGGGCCATAGTAGGGCTGGACTTCGAAGGCAATGATCGGACCAGCGTGGATGACGGGATAAACCTGCCTACGCTCGGAGGATCAGGCGCCCAGTACCTTCAGATGATTACCCGTGCACGATACCGTATGATCTCTTTGGACCGAGAGTTCAACGAAGCCGCCGACCGGACCCTGTTCTACCCGAAGCTCGAGCAAGTTAGTGCTCAGATCGAAGAGTACAAGCAAAGGATGAGCAAGTATGACTTTGTTGATATGATCGACAAGTACATCGAGATAGGGGAGCCGCCCCACCTTGACTACCTGTTTATCGATGAGGCTCAAGACTTCACCCCGTTGCAGTGGGAGATGGCAAAGAAGCTGGCCGATTTTTCGCAGCACACGATCATTGCCGGAGATGACGATCAAGCTGTGCACCGATGGACCGGTGTGAATGTAGACCTGTTTATCAATTCATCTGATGATGTAGAGATTTTAAAACAGTCGTACCGCATTCCTGTTTCCGTCCATAGGTTATCACAGCATATCGTTCAGAAGATTACTTCTCGGGTTGATAAAGAGTTTCTTGCCCGTGAGGAACTGGGCGAGGTAGAATTTGTTTGGAACATGGAGGACATCCCGTTCAGCGAAGGATCGTGGACCGTGATGGCAAGGACAAACACCTATGTCAGAGAGATGGCAAAGTGGTTCTACAGGACTGGCTTTAAGTTCTCGATCAAGGGCCGGTCCAGCATATCGGAGAAGCTCATTGAGAACATCATGGCATGGGACGAGCTGTGCCAGGATAAGAAGCTGGGCGTTGAGCGGATTAAGAAGTTGTATTCGGGGCTGCCCAAGCAGGGAGATGACGCGGTGGTAAAGCGTGGCGCAACCAAACGACTGGACACTTTGGAACCAGAAGACGAGCTAGACATGGCGGCCTTGATGTCGGACTACGGCTTGTTGCGCGGCGCGGACCATGCGGCATACGATGTGTTGAAGGTGGCTCACAGCATGCGACTGTACATCGAGGCTATCCAGCGAAGAGGAGACAATCTTTTGTCCCCGCCACGGATTAATATCTCTACGTTCCACGCTATGAAGGGGGGCGAGGACGACAACTGCGTGGTGTATACCGCGTCCACCAAGGCGTGTGTCGAGAGCAAGCACCCTGATGACGAGCACCGTGCGTTCTACGTTGGCGTCACAAGGGCAAGACACTCTCTGTATATTCTACAATCTAACAACAACTACAGGTACACAATATGATAGAAGAAATAATTAAGCGGTTAGCTCCGTGGGTGATTGTGTTCGCCTACTTTCTTATTGCTGTCACCGTAGCGGCGCAGTTCTTTTGATAGCGGCGGCGGCATGTTTATCGCTGGCCCTATACCATGAGGCTCGAGGTGAACCACTCCACGGTCAGCTAATGGTAGCGCGGGTGATCATGAACCGCATGGAGTCTCGCAGGTGGCCATCGTCTATGTGCGCTGTCATTACCCAAGACCGTCAGTTCTCGTTCTATAGAAAGGGCAATGCGCCTACGCCCAGGGACGAAGTGGCTTGGGCCGCAGCACAGAAGCTTGCGGTTGAGATCATAAACGATCCTTACATCTTGCCGCCCAGTACTGCTGATCACTACCACACACCAGATGTTCGACCAGTTTGGCGCAAGAAACTACATAGGGTTGCGCGTATTGGGTATCATATCTTCTATTCGTATGACCATCCGACTGCTGTAAAGGTCAGCGTTAGACCTAAATCAAGAAGGGATTAAGAAAATGAAATGCCCGCACTGTACGACAGAACTTATTTGGGGAGGAGACCATGACTGTGAGGATGACGAAGAACATTCTATCGTTTCAAATCTTTCCTGCCCTGAATGCTACACTTTTGTGTTAGTTTATTACCCAAAGGAGAAAGAAGATGAAACGTGATGAGATCCTAGACACCGCAAAAGAACTGATCAATGGGCCGAGGGCCAAGGACTACGGCGATGCGTTCGACAACCACAGCAGAATAGCCGAGGGGTGGAACATCATCATGAACGGGGCTCTGATAAGCCACGGCTACCTGACTGCGCAGCACGTTGTGTTGATGATGGACTGGGTGAAGACAGCTCGGCTGCTTAATACGCTGGATCATGACGATTCATGGACGGACAAGGCAGGATACACTGCCCTTGGGGGTGAGTTCTCCGAGAGGGTACGCGAATCCAACGAGCGCATGACTAAGTACGGAGTTACTAAGAATGACTAATCTATTTGGCAGCGATTTGCACCACCAGTTCAAGGGAGAGCTAAACTTAGTTGATCAGGACTGGAATATCCCTACGGAGTTTCCTGATTTAACAGGCTACAAAGATGTGGCCGTGGACCTTGAGACCAAGGATCCTAACATCCAGACCTTGGGCCCAGGTTGGGCTCGTAAGGACGGTCACATCATTGGGATTGCTGTGGCCGCCGGAGAATACAAGGGCTACTTCCCGATCCGCCATGCCAACGGCCACAACCTAGACGCTAAGATTGCAATGCGCTGGCTTGCCAAGCAGATGGCCGTGCCTGACATGAACGTGATTATGCACAACGCAACCTACGATGCGGGGTGGATGAGAGCCGAGGGTGTAGAGATCAAGGGTCGGATCATTGACACTATGATTACCGGTGCTCTGGTGGACGAGAACCGTTGGTCCTTTGGGCTTGACGCTATGGCTCGGGATTATGCCAGCGTTCGTAAGGATGAGAAGCTGTTGAAGGCTGCGGCTCAAGAGTGGGGCATCAACCCAAAGGCGGAGATGTGGAAGTTGCCACCTAAGTATGTTGGCGCCTACGCCGAGCGGGATGCCGTGGCAACACTGGCGCTATGGAACGCACTGAAGATAGAGCTTGAAGAGCAAGAGTTGTGGCACATCTGGAACATCGAGACTGACCTGATCCCCTGCATGCTGGACATGCGGAGCAACGGGGTACGGGTGGATTTGGACAAGGCCGAGAGGAACAAGAAGTTTATCCGTAATAAAACTAAAGAGCTTCGTAAATCTATTCAAAAGGAAAGTGGTGTAGAAGTTGACATCTGGGCGTCCGCATCCATTGCAAAGATGTTTGACAAGATGGGTCTGACGTACCCCAGAACCGAGAAGGGCGCTGTCTCGTTCACAAAATCGTGGCTCAACAGTCACCCGTCAGAAATCTGCCAACAGTTAGTTAAGCTCCGTGAGTTCGACAAGGCTGACAGCACGTTCATCGACAGCATCCTGCGGCATGAGCACAACGGTCGCATCCATACCGAGCTACACTCCACGCGCAGGGACGAAGGCGGCACGGTTACTGGGCGGTTCTCTTCTTCGAACCCCAACCTCCAGCAGATTCCGGCGAGAGACAAGGACATCAAGAAGTTAATCCGTGGGTTGTTTATACCAGAGGACGGATACAAGTGGGGATCGTTCGATTATTCTAGCCAAGAGCCAAGATTGTTGGTACACTTCGCGGCCAGCGTGGGGAGCATGCCTCGCAAGGATCTTCTTGACGACATCGTCCATGAATACAACACCTCAGACGTAGACTTGCACCAGATGGTTGCCGACCTAGCGGGCATTAGCCGCAAGGAAGCCAAGGCCGTGAACCTGGGAATCATGTATGGCATGGGGGCAGGCAAACTAGCCGACCAGATCGATGTCTCCTTCGAAGGGGCCAAAGAACTGATGACCCAGCACCGCAACAAAGTCCCGTTTGTTAAGGCGCTTGCTGAGATGGCATCTCGTAGAGCTTCTAGCCACGGGCAGATCCGTACTCTACTAGGCCGCAAGTGCAGGTTTCATCTTTGGGAGCCAACTAAGTTCGGCACCGGCAAAGCCCTGCCACATGATGAGGCTCAGAAAGAATACGGCGGCCCCAACGGCATCAAACGAGCGTTTACTTACAAGGCGTTAAACAGATTGATCCAAGGATCGGCGGCCGACCAGACTAAGAAAGCGATGCTTGATTGCTACCAAGCGGGACATACCCCTATGCTGACAGTTCATGATGAGCTATGCTTTAACATAGATAGCACGGAGCAAGCGAACCACATCAAAGAACTTATGGAAACAGGCGTAGAGCTCAAGGTGCCATCTAAAATTGACGTAGATATCCAAGCAGATTGGGGAGACATAGAATGATTGATCCGAAAATGGAGAGCCTCGGTTTTAAACAGATGCATCCGATGCAAGTAGAAGCCCTCATGGACTTCATCGGGACCACCTTAAACCTAGCAGCCCTAACCAATGACCGAGATGTGTTGGAGGAGACGGAAGCCGCAGCCGATGAGATAGTTCGGTTGTTCGGCGGCAATGGCATTAAGCTAACAGTCAGTACTTACTGACCTCTTTGCGCCCGCTCTGCAATCTCTTGGTTCTTGCGGTCCCCGAAGTAACTTGGGGCAAAGGTTTTAGCACTTTCAATTATGTCCGTGCCAACATCCCCGATTGTATTTGCCGCGTTGCTTACGAAGCCACTCGCTGTGTCTAAAAGTGTTTGAGGCTCTGTCGGTTGAACTACCTCTTGTACCAGCGGCACCGGAGCCTGAACTTGCACCGGAGCCTGAACTTGACCCTGACCTACGTTAGCTATAGCGGCGTCTGTTTCTTGAGCTATCTTAGCTCTTTTCGCAGCTAATCGAGCAGCACGTTCTTGAGCCCCAACCTCTGGGGAAAGCGGCTGGTTGCGAACATCATTAGATAACCCATTAAACGTGCCCCATGGTATGTCTTGGATGACCCGTGGAGCACGGTCCTCGGAGCGCATTGTCATTCTTATTTCTTTGATGAGCTCTTTAGAAGCCAACCCAGGCCAGAACCTACCATCTAAGATAGCCTTAACTTCAGCAGCCCCCAGTCCCGCGCTTTTTAGCTGACGTGTAAGGTCTGTGTCCGTAGCGTTTAGTTTCCGTGCTTGCTGTACATTGTAGTACAACTTGCTTTGCTCACGGTACAGGTTGTCAAGATATGTATTCCAAGATTCAGTCATCTGTTCTACTGTGCTGTCGGCTCGTTTAATCACACGAGTCGCCACGCTTTTTGCAGATGAACGGAGCGGCAAATATTCTCCGCCTTTAAATGTAAAGTCTTCTCGTGTGTTCAGAGTGATTGGAGTCATCCCTGTGACCGCTCTAGCTAACTCTTCGTTACCTGTAAACGTTTGCCCTCGAGTTCCTGGCTGTCCAGATAGAGCACGATATAAACGTCCAGCTTGAAGTTCTCCACCACGTTCTTCTGTAGCCATCCGGGCATAACCAGGGATGTACGCACTTAGCATATGCGTCACACCTTGAGATACTTTTGATCCTAGACTCTCTCCATCTTGATAAATCTTTGAACCTGTCTGAGTTTCCCCACCTCGTCCTAGCCATGAAGAAGGGAGAACGTCCAGCGCGCGCTCAAAGATAATAGACTCAGAAGCGAAGGGCTCAAGGTATCCAAGAATCCCGGCCCAAGAAGCAGCGGTAATTTTCTCTACGTCACTGGCGTTAAGCTCGCCTTTTTCTTGAAATGTACGCATGGCGTTGATGATTGGATCTCGGACAAACCCGTAAGGATTAACAAAACTCTGATCGAACAACTGCATTCTGCCGCGGCCGTCATTGCTGATAACACCCAAGGCGTGGCCTTGGTAGAACTCTCCTACCAGTGACTCCGCCGCGTCCATCTCTTCTTGCGTGGTTCCCGTTGCAAGCATCGAGGCTTTGGTAACGGCAGCAGGCGTACCCGCGGATACAGCTAAGAAAGATATTAGTCGTTGAGACCCAATGCCCCGGATCTGACGCTCTAGTATGCCAGCCCTTTCTTTACCAATAATCTTTTTTAAATCGTCATCTACTCTAAACGAAAGTTCTTTTAATCCTCTGTGCATTGTGTTGTAGGAGTTGCGGATATTTTCAGAAGCAAACGATGTAAAGTTACCAACTACTGGAATGGCATCTAACACGCGAACAGCTTTACCGATCCGAGAGTAGACAGGCATTGTGTCTTTGACCGTGTCCCCAGCCATAGTAAGTAGCAAGTTCGAAGGGCTGTCGGCCACAGCCAAACTACCTGCTCTTTTTGCAAGCCCTGAGTCCACAAGGTTTTTAGCTAACGCACTTCTAATGCCAACAGCGGAAGTACTTGACACTCCGCTGCCAAGTACATCCAAACCCGCTTTGCCCAAAGCGTTGGTCATCTTAGATTGCTCGGAAAAGACAGCCATCAGTTTAAAGAATGAGTCTGATTCAGAATATAACTTCTCAAATTGTTTCATAAACGGAATGGCTTTGTTAATAGTTCCAAACACATTAGAGACTTTTTCACTGGCACTAAACTTTTGAGCAAAGTCCCTGTAGTCTCTTAAAGCACTGGTCACTAGGCTTGTGTCCATAACCCCCAAGGCCCCAAGTTCTTGCGAGAACCGAGCGAAACCGGCATCGTCCATGTGGTCTACGTTAGCCGCGATTAAACGAAACGTGTCCACAAAGTCAGAGTCCCGGCCAAGATTCCCGTTACCGGCTAGGTACATTAAGTTCCCGTAGATGTTTCTAACCTGAGAGATGGGGTTTGGAACAATAGCCATACGTTGCGCTTGCCCTTTGAGCGTTGCGCCAATGGCTACAGCTTGACCCAATCCGTCCAGCCCCATTCGAGCAGGCGTGGTTAACGCATCTTTAACCTCGGGTCGAACATATGCGCCTGTCATATCTGCAAATTTACCGCCGAATACTCCGGTGGTTAATTCTCCAGTGTCGTCCATTCCAATTCTAACGTAACCCAAACTTTTTAA